CGTTCTGATACTTCCGTTGGCAGCAGACATAAGCATGCTAATACCAGAAGCAGTCCTACCAACACCTTGAACACCTGTTTGTCCGTGTGCGAATGATGGGAATCCTGTTGACTCATCAGCTAACACCCTCGCTTTATCAAATAGTTGTATGTTCTCCCCTGCTACATTGGGGAACTTAGTACCAAAGATGGCTTGTCCTGGTGCGCCACCTTGTCTGCGAAACACCTTGCCAGGATATACAGATAGGTCTTGGCCTGGGACTAGGTTAGTTTCATCTACTTCTATTATTAGATTACCAGATAACGCAGCATTGTCAATAGCCATTCTCATAAAGCCATTCATTAATGTCTGTGTGTCATCCATATTTTCAGCAATACCAACACCAAAGAAAGAGTATGGGTTATGCTCGTATGGTACAGCATAGTAAGGAATACGTGTAGGCTTAAATGGGTTTAGTACAAAGCGTAACACTTCACCGTTACATACCCATACGTTACAGTTAACTTCATCTAAGTCAGATAACTCTTTAGGAACTTTTACACCATGCTCTTCTAACAAGGCTACATCAACATATCCCCAGAACTCTAATACTTCCCAACGCTCTGATGTTGGTTGAGTATCATCATCTTCCATAGTCATTTCCCAGTACTTCTGTACGTAGTCTGGTCCTTTGTCTACAGCCATCTGAACTGAGTCATCCATAAAGTATGGACGTGTTTTCAATGCACGTAGTTGTGTGCGTGACATCTTGTGTCTTTGTACTGTGTACTCTGCATCTTCCATAGCTTTAGCTTCTGGGTCAGGGTAAAAATCCCAAACACTTACATGTGTACACTCAGGAACTGTCTTTACTAGAGGGTCATAGTCCCCGTCCTCGCCCCAGTTAGGGTATTCTTTATCTACAGCAAATGGTCCTTTCATTACACCAGTACCCATCAAAGCCATTTCAAATGCCATACTTCTTAGGTGTGTAGATGCACCAGACTCTTGCAACTGGTCATGTATTTTCTTTTCCATCTTTTTAGCTGCAACCATAGCAGGATGGAATGTAACTGTTTTATCTGTAGTACCTGCGCCCTCAATAAGCTTCTCAGATACAGGGGCTAGTTTCTCTTGCATACCAGCCACTCTAGTTTTTAGTTGATCTAAAGTTTCTCCTGGTAATAGCTTTTCTAGTAGGTATGGTTTGCCAGCTTCCTGTCTTGTTGCTGCTGCAAGTTCATCCCCTGCTTTTTCAGCATTAGGGTCTAGGTTTATATGCACATCTTCTGCAACACCGTCAGGTAGTACAGATGGATTTACGGACAGAGGAAACTTGTTGTTACCAAATAGTACATCTACAATCTGTCCATAAGCTGCTAGTGTTTTAGTTTTAGTTACCTTGACAAAGACACGTGACTTCTCTGTATCCGTAAATTGTACATCTGATCCATATATACCACGGTAGTTACGGTAAGCTTTTAACCAACGTTGTTCGTCAGCGTACCTATGGTCTTCTGCTCTTTTATATCTATCTTCTACAAAAGATATTACACTAGACTTTTCTTCAAAGATTTTGTCATCAGCATCCTCTGCTGCTACAACATCATCCGTTTCAAACATTTCTTCCTGTTCAGCCATTATATTCTTCCTTGTTAAAACAATCTAGTTGTATGTCGTAGTATTGGTTGTTCCTAAACTTATTCCAGTTAGAAGTATCAGCTAGATTCAAACACTCTTCCTGTGTGTACATTTCTTGTGATACATACTGATTACCTGTATATACCCAATCAGTTCCGTTGTTTCCCCATATACTTATTACTAGTACAAAAGCTTTCATTTGTTTTCCTTCCAAGGACCGTTATCAAAGTCATATGTTTCTCGGCATCTAGGACAACAATCAAATTTACTTGTGTCATATAGTATCTGACATGCAGGACAAGTTGTTATATCTTTAATATCCAAATGTTGCGTCACTTGCTTGAAATCCTGTACGTTGTTTGGCAGGGTTATAATCCCATAAGCTGCTTCGTGGTCTTGTCATTATACCATATCTTAACGCATCATACAAGTGATCTTCTGCTTTTGTGTCAACATCTTCTGGATTCTTTTTGTCCAGTGGGATGCTTGGTATCTGCGCTATAGTGTTAGTGCAGCTATTCATAAATACTAACATAGGCTTTTCTAAGAAGTCATCTACCTTCAAGCGTCTATGTATTTCGTTTTTACCTGCGATACGTGAGCCTCTTGAGCGATCAGAAGGACGCCATCGACAACCCTTCATGTTCATCTGCTCTGCTAACGATGGCCCAGTATCGCCACGGTTATGCCACAAAGAACTATCAAGCACACCGTATCTCATTCCACCATCATCTCGTTCAGCTTCTAGTATCATATCAGCTAGATCAGAAGCTGTAACTTTAGATACATACATCTCCCGATAGACTATAAGTTGTTCATCAGGAGATACAGTGAACCAAAGAACACCAGTATAAGAGCCGTACCCATAATCACACGCTCTAAACTTAACCCAGCTATTTGGTACTTCAAAGCTGTCGATAACATGGATTGATCTATCAAATTCTGTAAAGGCTGCTCCTTCGTTAATGTCCCAGTTTCCTTCGAGGAGTTGCTTCCTCTGATGCTCTGGTAGTGATAGGAGCATGGCTTCATAGTCACCTTCTTCGGCAAGGTATGGATTATCGAAGAGTGACGCAGGAATAAACCTACGCTTAAATAAAGGCTGACCTTCCTTGCTGTGTCCTTTAGGGTATACGATTGTTTTACTTGATTCAATATCTGTTGCCCAAAAAGCTTTGTCTGCAGGTGCAGGATCTATAAACATCTTCTTAACCCAAGAGTGTCCAGCACCGCCTGGGTTTGTTGTAGCTCTCATGTACAAACCTAATTGCTTGCCGTATGCGCTACGAAGACGTGACCTCATATAATCCCAAGCGTAAGGTGTAGGCCATTGAGTAAGTTCGTCAAATCCAATCCAGTTAAAAGCCTGTCCTTGGTAGCGTGTGACATCGGTATCTTTATCCAGATATGACATCCATAGTCTACCGCCTTTAGGTGATACCCATTGTGACTTACGCTCTGACCATTTGATTCCTGGTACTGCACGTGGATATAACTCCTGCGACTTCTGTATTAGTTCCCTTAGTTCCTCAGTTGTGTGTCGTACAAGGAGTCCAGAGAAGTTTGGATCGTTTAGGCCGTGTAATGGATCTGCCAACATAGCATACGATTTACCACCACCTGCTGCCCCACCGTATAGGACTTCTCTTTCAGAAGAACTTAGGAAGGATGTCTGTGGCCCTGGGTTGGGTCTGAATACGACTTCCTGTGCTTCTTCAACGTCATAGTCAGTTGCTACTACCTGCGCTGGGATAGGTTCTTGCTGGGGGGCTTCTATCTCCGCTGGCTTCTGAGTATGCACCGACTCCTTGTGTTTCGAGCTTCTCAATTTCCGAGAGCGTTTCTTCGAGCCACTTGGCAAGCTTACGTTTAGTGATAGATGCTTTTCTACGTCTTTGCTCAACTTCTATTCTCTTCTTTAGACCCATGTGTGATATGTATCGGTCTGTTTCTTTACTCAACCATTGTGCTACTGCTCTGTAACTATACTGCTTGAGGTGGCGTTTTGCAAGCTCTAAAGCTTCTAACTCATGTTCTATAGGTACAAGTAATTTATCATTGTCAGGATCTAGTTCGTAACCAAACGGTATCTTCTTTGTTAGCCTGACAATCTTGTGCCATTGTTTGTTGTGTGTCTTAGGCGGTTTGGGTAATTGCCAATAGCCTAACTCTCTTTGTGGTATTATTCGTTTTCACCTTCTTTGGGTGGTAGGTAGAAGATGCCACCACCGCTAGTAACATCTACTTTGTCTACCTTACCAAGTCCTGCCCTGTCAAGCAAGTCTTTTGCTGCTACCATCTTTTCTTTTATGCCTAGCTCTGTTGGATCGTACAACGCACCAACCATAGCCATAGCAGCTTTAGGAGCAGTACGTGCAAAATATGTACGAGTCTTCTCACCGATTTCATCTTTTAAAGATTCAACAATCGCTGCAGTGTTGCTGTTATCACCGTAACCTGCCAGTTTTTTAGCAGCGACAACATCACCATTAGCTTCATCAAATAATACATCTAAGAATCTTTGTTGTTTATCTGTTAGATTCCTCGCCATATATTGCATTCCTTATTTGTGATCTACCTATTCCTAGATCGTTTAGTTGTCTATCATCCAACATGTGTAGCATTCTAAAGTCTGCACGTTTCTGTTGTCTGATTACGTGGGCATCCCACATTCTTTGTAATAGTTTTTTCATGTACTTTCTCCTTGTTTGTACAAGGATAGTTATACACAAAACTAGGTCAGGTAGTAGTACCTATTACTGCATACCCGTTATGTTATTTACTTTTCTTCATAGGACGTTCTGGTGGGTTAGATGCACCGCACATACCTCCTTTAGCGTAGCCCATCTTCTTAGCCATACCGCCACCCATCATGCCCATTTTTTTCTTAGCCATGCCACCATACATGTAACCCATCTTCTTAGCTACTGCTGGTGCTTCTTTCTTTAGAGCTTTCATACCTTCATTCATCTTTTTCATTTCTTCTTCCCTTTCGCTTTCTTTTTAGCTGTCGCACTTAAATCTTTAAAATGAAATAATTGTTTACTATTCTTGCCATGTGTTTTGCCTGAATGTAATTGTCCATTAGGCATCTTATGCATACCACCTTTATGCTCTGTACCATCTTTAAAATAATGAGGAACACCTTTTGCCATTACGCTTTCCTTTTACTCAAATGTATTAGTTTCACTATCATATGTCAATCCTAATATTTCAACCATACTGTTTTTACCAGATGCTAATACCCAATCAGTACCAGAAATGTCTGGTTCGTCTAAGGATTCCATAGCATGTATAACTTTGTTTTCTGAATCTAATTCGTAATAAACGTACATTATTTCTTTCTTTTCTTTCCTGATGCTGTGACAGACCACTTAACTTTCTTTGGTCCTGTCTTCTTTGCAGCCTCTGCTTTACTAATTCTACCTGCTACCTTTGCTGGTCTACATGCTGGATATGGTCTGCTACTATCTTTAACGCTTTTGCGACCACACTCCTTGCCTGTCTTTACGTCACGCCAGTCTTCCTTAAACCATTTAGTTAGTCCACCTTCAGCAAAACCTCTACGACTTTCTAGTACGTGCTTTGTTCTGTGCAACTGAGCCTCCCTTACTATAAGTACCCCCACGCTTCTTGTAGGTTTTGACTAGCCAAGCTGAACCATACGCACTAGGCCACTTAAACTTTTTCTTAGCTTCTGACTTTACTTTAGAGTACAAAGCTGCGTTCTTAGGTTTGCTTGCCATTATGCTTTCCTCGATTTAGTACCAGCACACTTCCACTTCTTACGAGATAGACGTAGTGGGCTGTTAGGATTAGCTGCTGCCTTTGGGTGCTTCTTCATTTGACCAGCACTTCTTGCACAGTACGAATCTCCTTTGGCTGTACCTGCTCTAATACGTGGGCCACCGTCTTTAGCTTTACCTGCTTGTCCGTAGCTTACTTTAATTGTACGCCCTGTCTTAGGGTTCTTTACTTTCTTAGCAAACTTTTTGCCCTTTGCTGGTGTAGCCATTACTTGCCTCTGATTTTCTTATAGAGGGTTTTCAACCATGCTATCATACGCTTTCCAAATGTCGTCAATTTCTGTTTGAATAACATCAAGCTTATCTCCTATAGTATCTGTTATTGTAGTAGCTTTGTCAACCTGTGATCTTAGATCTAGTAAAGTTTTTTGTTGCTGTAGTATCTGTTGCATGTTTGTAGTTAGCTGTGCAAGTTTAGTATTGAGTCCACGTACATCGTTATCTACTACAGCTTGCTCTACGGTTTGTACTCTACTGTTTAGTTCTCCCTGTAGTTCTACTATCTGCTGCTTTAGTTCTTCTGCTAGTTCTACTACTTGCTCGTTTAGTTTATTTGTTTTGTCTTGTATTTCGTTCGCTATAGCAGTCTTTGCTGTCGTTAGCTGGTTTGCCGCAAATGTTTTATTCGCTGTTCTATCTGTTGCAGTATCGTTACTTAACTTAGTCAAGCTTTTTTGTAATTCTGAAATTTGCTTTGCGTTGGTTCCAGCCTTACCTAGTGCTTCTTCTACGCCACCCTCTACACCGTAAAACCTGTTAAGAGTATCATAACCAAAGTATACACCACCAGAAACTGTAGAGAGAACTGGCAGAGCCACAGCAACCATCCAGCCTTTGACATTAAAACCTCCTATGCTAAACTCCATAGACATTAGTTTGGCATGGTTCCGTATTCTTCTACATACTCACCAGCAGCATAAATGTCTGCAGCAGTCTTCATATCATCTTCTAGATAACCTTGCCAACCAGAACCAAACCCATCTGTGTCCCAGTTGATTACAAATTCATCTATGCTTTGTGTGTAGGTAATAGCTGTGTAGCTACCAACTACAAAGTTATTCTGTGTGGCGTAGCTGTCAATACTAGCTGTTAGTTCTGTATTGTTAGCTGCAGCCATGAATGCACCAGCTTGTTGTGCGTAGTTCTCTACTTGTGCTACCGCTTGGTTATAGGCGTCAACTTCCGCTTGGTCTATGCTATACTCGTCTGTAGCCATCATGCCTTGCAATGCAGTCTGCTCTGGTGATGTATCTGCTGTTGCAGCAATCTCCATGATACCTGTAGCAGTTAGTATTTCTGCTGAGGCATCAGCTAGTACATCTATCGCTTCATCCAAGTCATTCATAGCTGCTGTATATTCTTGTGTGAACAACTGCTGTGCCGTGGTAGCAGTCTCGTAGTCGTGATTTACTACAAGATCGTGTGCCTCTAGGTATGCATCTAGTTCGGTTTGGGTAATAAGTCCATCATCAAATGCGTCATCTACAACAACACCGCCCAGCGCAGCATAACCTACAGCACCTACTGTATTGTATCCGTTGTCCGTCACCCTGTTCTTTATAGCACCCAAAGACTCAATTAGGTAGTCTATCTTTTCCTGGCCCGTCATTGTTAGTGCTGGGTCCGTTATCTCTGCGTTTGCTAGTCCTGAACTGGTCACTAAGGCTGCGCTTAGTAGTAGTGTCTTTGACAAACTCTTCATTGTATTCCTCTCCTACCTTTAACAAGGTGTTCCAAAACTCTTTGTCTAACTCATACCCTACAACAAACAAAGCAGGGTTCTCTCTGTATTTCATTATAGCGTTTCTGCCCATCAACAACTTGCCAGTACGTGCATCGTTTATTGGACACGGAGTATTAGCTAACATCATACTCCTGAACACTGTAGGGTCTTGGCACATCACTGATATGGCAGACACCTGTAATCCTAACCCACCAACCTGTTGAGGTAACCCCAGCAATCTAGCATTCTTCCTGCGATTGCAATTAGGGTCTTGCTGCATCTCACCATGACTCAGGCCAATTATATTTAATTGTAACCCTCTAGTCTTTGGGATTAAGCAAGAGTCGTTACCTCCCCCACCCATCACTGTTGGAGCTATGCTGGACATTACAGGCTGTGAACCTGGGGATGAACCTGCTCCGTTGTAGTTTATAGTCTCACTCTGGTTATTCGAATCTACGGTTGAGTCTTCGTAGTTATTCGAGAAGTCACCATCTATGTCGTTGCCGTTGTCTGTAGTAGTTGTGGTATTGTTAGTTATACCATCATCTAGTTCAGTTTGCTCCTGTGCATTCACTGGGTGGCAAAAGGCTACCAATAGTATTGTCACTACACATAAGTTTCGTAGCAGCTTTAGGATGTCCAATAAGTGCGAGTGTCTGTGCATTCTGGTTTCTCTGACATGCAGTATCTCCCACCCTGCACGATGCTGTATATGTTATAGTTTGACAAGCTGTAACTATCATTAGTACACATAGTTGTACGCACAGTTTAGGGTTTGTCAACACTTTTTATCCTACACCCTTACGTTTTCTTTTAGGGTCTAATACTTCATGTTTCTCTAGGAAGCCCTCAAGGTACATAGCTCTCTCTACATGGTCCAGTGTGAACCTCTGTCCTAGTCTAGCCTCCAATGCTTCCCTTACATAGAATACATCTGACTTAGGAATGTGTACACGTCTTAGTCTTTTGTTGTCACCGTCTGCTATTGCATCGTAAAACTCTTCAATAACATCCTCAGAAGAGTACATACTTAATTTATTCTTATACATAGTCCTACCTTAAAAGGTGGTATGTGTAGTTACTACATGTAGGAGGAGGGAGACATGGAGGAAGAGTAACACATAGATTACTACACATACCTTAGTATAACACTTATTGTTTATTACTTTATATTGTGTTATTAAGAATAAGTATACATAAGGATAGTATAACTGTCAAGTAAAACTTTACCTATGTCCAACATTTATTTAGTTTATTATTTATTGTGTTTAACTAAAATGTAATACTTACCTGCTCCTGCTCCGCAGTTATACACAAAAAACACCCTGTGTCAAGCATATATTTGCTCTCCTGCGACATTTTGTCATGCTATAAAAAACCCCTTCTGTGTATTTGTACATATACGTATAACGGAGGGTAGGCCAGTGGCCCTCGCAACCCCTCTTTGATAGGCAACCTTTTACTTTTTACATTATTATTTTGACTAAGTACTTGTAATTACTAGCTTTTATAACTGATAGTCCTTCAGTAAATATTAAATAAGTGTGTCTTTTATGCCACAATCTACAAAGTGATGCATTTTTGCAACAGGGATGCATAAATACCACACCCCTATAGTGTTGCTAAAATACCACACCCACCCCTAAAGATTTATTATAGACCAGATACAAAAAAGGTTTCCTTTAAAAACAAACACTTAGCTACATTTAGACAAAAAACTTTAACTTTTTTAAAAATAACGCTTGCAATCTATGTTGGGGTATGCCCTTAATAGTACATCAAAAGCGAATAACTTTTAAAAGAGTAGCTAACAAGCCTTGATCCTTTTAACTGCAGAAGCCTTTAGACAGCTACGGTGAAAAGCCCTAGTAAAATACTGAAAGACACTTAACAAAACAAAAGACTTGACTAACAAAACATAAACTGAAAGACTGAATACAACAAACAAAAGGTTGAACGATACGATAGAAAGTGAAACACATATAAAGCAATAGCTCATAGGCGTGGAAGTGAGAATACACTACAAGCCCAGTCGATAGGACAAGCAGACAATAAACGTAGGTGCTACTAAGTCTGTACAAGAGTTGACTAACTCATAACCTGTGAAAAGCAGCTAACCTAATGTTTTAATATTCTGGATTTTTTATATAATTACTGGACACAGCAGCGACTATTCTGGGCCAACCTAGACTTTGTCTTGACACTGGGTTTTTGCTGTGTCTTAATAATCATATAGGAGATAGAGACATGATTAAACAAACACTACACAACATAGTAGAGTTTAAAATTAGTGAAGTGCAAACCTATGCAAAGGGACCGAACAATGACAAGTTCCACACTAGAACCTTGCTAGTCACTGATAACGAGGGACACAAAATTGAGCTAACCTTATTTACTAATGATAATAAGGAAGTGCTTTTACCTAAGAAAATGGAGACATACTAATGTACGATAGATGGCAACGCAACGGACTAGCAGCAATCCCAGAGGACATGGAAGCATTGCAGTCACAAATGAGAGGAGCAGATATGAATATTGCAATGCTCTTGACATGGAATTATATGGCGACTAAGTTTAACGAGCAACTAGAAGCTATAGAGAAAGCAAACAAATGACACAACACGTAAGAAACATACTGAAGGTATACCGTAGGGCAACAACGGACGATATTGCCAATGGTGTTGAGTGGTACGATAGAGCTAAGAGATATGCAGATACCATATCTAAAAAGACTGGAGTTCATTTACATACAGTCATAGGAGTTATGGCAGCACTATCACCAAACAACAAATGGGAACGCAACGTAGCAGATTGTGAGCGCATGTGTGGTGCTTGGCAGTCAGGCTTTGAGATAGATGACTTCAAGGTATCATGCTATAACACTATGAAACTCAAGGCTTGGAGCATACTAGAGGACAAGTTGACCAGTGACAGCGACATACTAACAAGGTTGAACGGTCAAAAGATACGATCATTTTACTCTAACATACGAGGGCTAGAGGAAGTCACCATAGACGGACATGCCCTGAACATTGCACTGGGTAAAGTACAGGGTTTAACATCTGGTAAAACCAATATGGGCAAGAAAACATATATTGAGATGCAACGTGTATATGTACGTGCAGCTAAAAGAGTTGACATTGCGCCACACATATTGCAAGCTATTACTTGGACCACATGGAAGCGAGAGAACAACATATGAAAACTGTATTAGAGAAAAGGATAACATCAACTAAAGTCTATCAAGTTAGAACTTTACCTATCCGAAAGGGCAGCGACTACAAGTATAGATTATTTGTTGACGGGCAAGCTAAGACTTTGTATAAGGATCTTACAGAAGCAGAAAAACATATAGAAGTATTAACCCAACTACAAACAGAGAGGAGATAAACATGTTTGTAATACTAGCAACTAAACCACTCAATGACGGAACAAAAGGTTTTCGTTTCAACTTCTTTGGCAAGAAAGGTATCGTGCGTAGGCGTAAGCTACAGTCTAACGGTATCAAGTTTACCAAGGGTGACTGCATGAATGCCTATCACATTGGCAAGACTACAGTGTATACTGAACAAGTCGCAACCAAGCGCAAGCTTTGCCACTTTGCAGGATAGCACCATGTCTTTTGATGTAAAAAACAATATGAAAGTTAGAGCCTTGTCAAAGAGGCTCAACTTAGAAGTGGGTATGCCTACAAGCATGGCAGTCGAGGAAGCTTTGACTTACTTAACAATGGCATTCCATAAGCGCAACGTGGATAGCATCAAGGCTGCTGAACTTTTAAGATGGTGGCTTGTTGACTTCCAAGACAAGGAACTAGAATACTTTGAGACTAGGCTAGACTTAGCCAAACAAGTTAGGAACAAATGATGAAAGACTTTATAGGAAAAGATAGCTCAAGAGCTAGAGTGTTTAAAAACCCAGACCACTTCTTTGATGATGAAACCTGGGCAGCATTAATACAAGGAAACTCTTTGTTGATATACTGGTTCACCATATGGATAGATCAACATGAATGGGATGATGATGGGCTAACTCTGCAAGAGTTTATGACTATCGAATATCAAAAGAGTGCAGGTACTTCACCCCATAAGATGAAAGGTGCGGTAGATGTCTTTGGTGGCTACGTATACGAGGGTGACGATGACCTATCAGCCTATTTTATTATCAAGCTAGAGGTTGATGGTCAACAAAGACTAGCATACATATATCCCTATGGTATCGTAGCTATACCAACGGCTGATGGTGATTACTCAGTAGTAAGGATGGACTAATGAACATTGACTATCAATACGCAGTACAAGATGAACTAAACCTTGACCATGAGGACAGCCTTGATCATTGGGCTGCACTACTGGCTGACCAAGAGGTAGGTGAACGAACATATGATGCAGATTGGCAACACCACTACGAAAACTTTTGGATGGCACTTGACGCAGGATATAACTATGACATACTAAGGCCATAGGAGGACATGATGACAGAGAAAAAACTTTGGAACGTATCACGTAGCTACATGGTGACTAGAGTAGCAGAAGTGTTAGCAGATAATGAGGATGAAGCAGAACAACTTGCTCGAAAGAACTCAGGTAATCTGCACTGGAAAGAATACGATGGTGACTACATCGAGAGTGTAGACTTTAACGTGGAGGAATGGGAATGAACATTGAACAGATATGCATAGCATCATTCAAGTCTATGTTTGATGAACGCTTGGCAGATGGTGTTGAACTGACACCCAAGTATATAGAGATGCTAGTAAAGGAACACTGTGAGCCTTACATGATAGTGACACAAGGTTTTACGCATGATCTACTAGCCAATGCACTAGATCGTATGGACTGGGAATACATGTCTTATCACGTTAACCATTGGCAATATAGGGAGAACAAAGATGTTACCTGATGAAATGGAAGCAGAGAAAAATAGAAAGCTACTGCTTGCCCAGGCTGATGAGATAGAGATATATCGTAAGAATATCAGAGACTTACAAGCACAACTTAATGCTGCACATAATAGGATAGCCTCAGTCATTCAGGACTGGGGTGACATGCGTGACAAACTAGACGCAGCACAGATACACAATAAAAATTTGACACAAAGTTTGTCTAATGCTATGGATGACATATCAAGGTTGATAGACATAAGGGAGGAAGCTAATGCACATCAATGAGACAACTAAGCAGATGATACGAGAGATAGTAGTTGAACTATTCAAAGAGGTATCATCCAAGCAAACCTTTGGAGTCAGTGATGAAGTACTAATGTTAGATGAACACTTAAACGACTGGACTGGCAGAAAGATAGACAAGTACAAAGTAAATGTATATGGTGCAACACTAGAGGAGAGATACTAATGCAACCACAAAACGTTAACCCACATCAACGCATCAAGTGGGAACCAACTATCAAACAGAAACAGATACGATGCCGACTGTTTGGCAAGGACTTTGACAGCGTAGCTGCTGCGTCTAGGTATTATCGTATCTCCTACTCATGGGCTAAAGAAATGGTACATGCAGGTAGGAACAAGGACAGTTGGCCTAGACAGATACACCCAACCAAGGGCAAATGGCGTGACAAGATAGGAGAGGAGTGGCACTATGAAGTGGCTAATACTAGTAGCACTGACACACGGTAATCCTTTTACCATAGATCATAAACTGTTTGACACAGAGGATGCATGTGTGCTATGGGTTACCAACTACAATAATGTAGAGGAGATAGCAATAGAAGTAATTGCTGAAGTTGGATTCAACAACCCAGTGACAGGCGTGTACTGTATCACTGATCAAGAGAGGAAGAAACGTGAAACTATACAAAAACTCTGA